TACCAGCTGGACTTAGAACCTGGTGATAACTCCAAAGCCATAGGTATCATCATGCAGTTTAATAATCTGCCTATCATAAATCTGCGAGAGCCGGAGCAGGTCAGAGATAGAATTAATCTGTTCTATCAAATGTGCTTTGACAATGACTTCAAACCTACTGTTGCTTCTTATGCTGCGAGTCTTGGGTATAGCAGAAAAAGCTTGTGGGCTTTGATGAATAATCAAAGTATCGGTGGATGGGAAAACCTACCGACTCTCAGTATAGACTACATTAAAAAGGGCTACTCATCACTAGAGCAGCTCTGGGAATATTATATGCAAAATGGCAAGATCAACCCCGTTTCTGGGATCTTCCTGGGCAAGAATAACTTTGGGTATGTGGACAAGACAGAGCATGTGGTGGAACCTCGTGCGACTTTGGATGACAGCGACTTGGAGAAGAAGTACCTGACTACCAGCGACTCTGGCGACTTTAGCGACTTTGACTAGCGACTTTCGCGCTCTTACCCCAGGGCGCAGTGGTACCCCTGGAGCCCTGCAGCTGGAGGGTGAGAGTCACTCTCAGGCAGGCAGGGTTAGAGCTGCTCTCAAGCTGCAGGGTTGGAGTTACTCCAAGGCGGTAAGGTTGCCAGCCCTGGCCGCTGCCAGATCAGCCAAAAGGCCAGCGTTTAAGCTGGCTTTTCTTTTAAAACTGATTTATGATCTTAAATACAGCGGCATTTCTGATAATTCCAACCGGCCAGTGATACCAGGTTTCTGGATCTTCTTTTTTGTAACCATGCCAACCTCTGGAGGTCTTCCAGAGCTGCCAAGATCCTGCCAAGCTTTCAGCTAGTCCCTGGCCTTCGATAAAGGTTGATTTTCTTTTAATAACGTTTTTGTTCATGTTTCCTTCTTTCCATCCTCTGCATTTTTCCGGGCTTGGAACCGGCAGCGGCTGCATTATGGAAAGCCCTTTTGAAGGGCTTTTATTTTAGCTGTAATGCCTTACAGGGCATAACATGGTAAATTGTTTGTAGTCCTGACAATCTGCATCAAATGCTTTAATAATAACGGGTTTGAACGGGCTGCCGCTTACAATATCCAGCATTATATGATCATCGGCTTTTAAATCCTTGATAATAGCTTTTAAATGCTTAACAGATAATGAAATGGCGGTTGTTTCTGTTTCATTGATCCGGCTTTCAATGATTTTATCAAATGCCGGGAAGCTTCCAGCATCTAACCTATTAAGGAATATTTTTTCATCAGTGAATCCGTTTTTTAGCGTCAAGGCTTCAGGATCCAGGATCATACAGGCATCTGGATAGCTGCAGGGCTTCCAGCTTTTGGGAAGGTCAACCGGCTTAATTGTAGCGTTGACGGTTTCACCGTTTAATTGTGCTGAGATCTCAGCTTTAAACAGTTTATAACTATCTGTGCTTTCAATAATTACGGCATTTTTAGCGGGATCGCTGTAAACATGCAGAGCGGTTAAAACTGGCTTAATATCGCTTTTTGCGGTATAGTTGCGGGCCTGCTTCAGAGCGTTTAAGATTTCGTTGTGATTTACTAACATTTTTAATATTTTCCTTCCTGGCCTATGGTCTGGCCTTATATAAACCCTTTGGTTTATCTGATACCATTCTAAACTCAATGGTTTATATTGTCAACAATTATTTTCACTTTTTATCAACCAATAGGTTTATATAGTTTACTGTTCATTTTTTTGTAAGATATTAAACAATAAATCAATATATAAGATGCAGCTGCAGCCGCTGGCCTGGCGCTGGAGTATAGCGCTATTATTTCGGCATCAGTGGCCAGATCAGCCAGCAGCAGCGCACCAAGGCCAGGGTTGGAGTTACTCCCACCCTATGGGGTAATGGCAGGGCTGAAAATCGGGCGGGTAAGTGCCTTAAATATCCAAAAATTTCAAAAAGATTAAACAAAATGGTTGACAACATAAATTAAAAGGTTTAGTATGATATCGAAAGTAGAGGTTAGAGAAATGACAAGTAAGGAAATCGTAAAGGAATTGATTAAGATTACAGGCAATAGCCTGGCAGGTGTGAGCAAAGTGATGGGAGTTACAACACAGGGATTATGGAATATGCTTAATGCGACAAGGAGAAAGAGCATGAATGTAGACAGCCTGTGTGAGATCCTTGAGGTCTTAGGCTACAAGGTAGTGATCGTACCCAAGGGAATGAATGTTAAGAACGGATTTGAGGTAGAAGAATGATTTACGGATATGCGAGAGTAAGCACGAAAGGCCAGGCGCTGTATGGTAACTCACTGGAGAGCCAGGAGGAGCAGTTAAGGGCAGCCGGAGCCGAGAAGATCTATGCTGAAGCGTACACAGGCACCAAGGCACACAGGCCAGAGCTTGAGAGGTTATTAGCCGAGCTGAAGGCTGGGGATATGGTGGTAGTTACGAAGCTGGACAGAGTAGCAAGGAATACCAGAGATGGGATTGAGATCATTGATAAAATCACCGAGATGGGTTGCAAGCTGCACATACTGAATATGGGAATGTTTGACAACACACCCACAGGGCGGCTGATGAAGAATGTAATGCTGGCCTTTGCGGAGTTTGAGAGAGACATGATCGTAACGAGGACAGCTGAGGGCAAGGAAATAGCCAAGGCCACCAAGCCTGGTTATAAGGAAGGCAGAAAGAAAAAAGACCTGGACAGAGCCAGGGCAGATGAATTATTAGCGCAGGGGTTATCAGTAAGTGCTATCTGCAAGGAGTTAGGAATAAGCAGAGGCACATGGTATAATAACCAGGTAAATTAGAATAAGTGAAGGCACTCTTTAGTGGAAATACTAAGGGGTGCTTTATCTTTAAGGGGAGGTAACAGATGAAAAGAGTATTAGCAGAGATTATCAGAAGGATCAAGGCAGGGGTGAGTGACCCATACATGCTGGGAGATGCGGTCAGGGCGCTTACGGTGCTGTACCAGCAGGATTTACCTTATGCCAGGGAGAAAGCCAAGGAATTGTGGAAGATACTGCAGACAGTGGATGTGAGCACCAGGATGGCTAAATATGCGGTAGTGCAAGCCAGGAGAGACATCTTGCTGCTGGAAGCGCCTTATTCCTTTGATGCGTATATGAGGTACACCGAGTGGAACCGAGAGCCGGAGAAGTGCTTTTACACTGTTAGAAGGAGAGCCATGTGGCCTGTGGTGAAGGGGCTGCAGGAGCTGGCTGATGATAAGCTGGATCTTCTGTGTGTTAGCTTGCCACCAGGAAGTGGGAAGACAACATTAAGCCTGTTCTATCTCACCTGGCTGGCAGGAAGGCACCCAGACAAGAGCATCCTTGGGGTATCGCACAGTGCCAGTATCGTGCAGGGAATGTATGGCGAAGTCATTAGAATGGTAGAGCCGGAAGGAGAGTACCTTTTTAAGGATGTCTTTCCTGGAAGTCCGCTGGTAAATACCAATGCCAAGCTGCTGATGGTAGACCTGGAGAAGGAAAAGAGGTTCAGCACCATAGAATTTACCTCTATTGGTGCCGGAAATTCAGGTAAGTACAGAGCTATGCAGTTACTGTACTGTGATGACCTGGTGCCTAGTATGGAAGTAGCGCTGAACAGGGAAGCCTTAGACAAGCTATATCAGACCCAATACCTGGGAGATCTGCTCCAGAGGAAGACAACAAACTGCAAAGAGCTGCATGTAGCCACCAGATGGAGCGTTGCTGACCCAATTGGGCGATTAGAGCAGGGAAATGAGGGGAATGAGAGAGCAAAATTCATCAGGATCCCAGCCTTGAATGAGAATGATGAGAGCAATTTTGACTACGGACAGGGTTTTGATGGCTTTACCACCGAATTTTACAAGCAGCAGAGGGAAATGCTGGATGAAGCGAGCTGGTTAGCCTTGTATCAGAATGAACCTATCGAGAGAGAGGGCTTGCTGTTCGACACCAACGAGCTGAGAAGGTATTTTGACCTGCCAGAGCAGGAGCCGGATGCGATAGTAGCGGTCTGTGACACCAAGGACAGAGGTGCTGACTACTGTGTTCTGCCTATAGCCTACCAATATGGTACTGATTTCTACATTGAGAGCTTCATTTGCGATAATGGTAAGCCTGAGATCATAGAGGAAAGGCTGGTGCAGGCTCTGCTGAAGCACAAAGTCAAATTGTGTAGATTTGAAAGTAACAGTGCTGGTGGTAAGGTGGCAGAAAAAGTGAGAGATGAGCTGAAGGAAAAGGGTGGTATTACTTCGATTAGTACAAAATTCACCACTGCAAATAAGGAAACCAAAATTGTGGTAAATAGTCCGTATGTAAAAGAGCATTTCCTGTTTAAGGATGATTCAGTAGCAGACAAGGAATACAAGCTGGCTATGAACATGTTGTGCAGCTATACAATGGCTGGAAAGAACAAGCACGATGATGTTCCTGATGCCCTCAGTATGTTAGTGGAATTTACACAGAGTTTTGGCCTAAATAAGGTAGAAATTGTTAAAAGAATGTTCTAAATTACTTTTATTTTCATCACAAATAGTGTATTATTAAGGTGGTTAGAGTTACTCTAAGCCTACTTTCCCGTTATTATTTCATAGAAACAATCTTCAAGAGGTACCCTTTGGTAAAAGTTAGTTTTTACTGAAGGGTATTTCTTTATAAAGGAGCTGATAAGATGAGCGAGATTACCGATACCAAGGAAAAGATCATAGCCCCACCTCTGTTAGGCAGGCTGAACATATATTCAAACACTCCGCTGAATGAGGAGAACATTGTCGCTGAGCTGAGCAAGGTGATGGCATCTCATCTTAACAACGTTGTAGCCATTGAGTACCTCTATTGGTACAGAAGGGGCTTGCAGCCGATTCTGGGGAAAGTGAAAGATGTCCGGCCTGAAATTAATCACATCGTTGTAGAAAACCATGCTGATGAGATCGTAGGGTTCAAGAATGGCTATTTCTTAACTCAGCCAGCGTTCTACATCAGCAGAAACAAGGACGAGGCGGTCACCGATAAGGTCAAGCAGCTGAACGAATATCTGTATCTGTCTGGTAAGAACGAAGTTGACAACAAGGTTGTTGATTGGTTCCATACCACGGGCACCGGCATTCTCTATGTAACACCTACCGATAGTGACGATATCCCTGTAAAGGTGTATGCCCTGGATCCCAGAAGCGCATTTGTGGTGTATGACCTGACACCGGCACACGAACCGCTGTACGCAGTTAATGTTGTCATGGAGAACAACAAGGAAGCAATCCTTGATGTTTACACCAGAGACAAGAAATTCACTGTTAAGGCTGGATTTGTCGGCAGATATATCAGTAATGGTGAACCGCTGGAAGTCACACCAGTGGCCTTGGAGAGAGTTGAGCCAAATCCTCTGGGCTACATTCCAATGGTGGAATACCACTACAATTCCGTCAATATGGGCGCATTTGAGAGCGTAATTCCATTATTAGATGCCATTAACGAGACAATGAGTGACCGCATAGACGGCATAGATCAGTTCATTCAGAGCCTGGCGATCGCAATTAACTGTGATTTTGAGGAAGGTGTTACAGCTAACACCATCCGGCAGGCAGGAATGATTACCATTAAGTCCTTAGGTGACAACAAAGCCGATTTCAAGATCCTGAGTGAGCAGCTGGATCAAGGACAGACCCAGGTATTGGTAGATTACCTCTATCAGCAGGTGCTGACCATCTGTGGCATGCCTAGCACCACCAAGGGTGGCACAAGCACAAGCGATACTGGCGCAGCTGTTCTGTATAGAGATGGCTGGTACCAGGCAGATACCTTTGCCAGGAACACCGAGGATTTATTCAAGGAATCTAATAGAAGATTTGACGAGATCTTCATTAGCATACTTAACCGCAAGAAGGGGTTAGGGCTGAAACTGAGTGATTTTGAGCTTCAGTTTGTAAGAAATGAAACCGCAAACCTGCTGGTTAAGACACAGGGTGCATTGAACCTCAAGCAGTTAGGTTTATCACCAGAAATCACATTAGCTAAGAGTGGAGTAAGTAATGATCCAGTAGCGGATGTGGCAAACAGTAAACGTTATATTGATGCCGCCTGGAACGTACAGCCCACTGAAGTTATTGATGAAAATATCGCAGAAGACAGAGAAGTCGTATAAAACCCAACATGACAGACAGAGAAGTCTCAAAAACCCAAGGAGTTATTTGAATGAAAGTAAAAGTTGATGTAAAGAACATTCCCAATTATGACAAGATGTCAGCCGAGGAAAAACTGAAAGCCTTATTGAGTTATGAAGTTGATGTTCCAGAGCAGGATATGTCAGGGTATGTCACCAAGGAAGTATTTGACAAAAAGGCCAGCGAAGCCGCTTCTCTGTCTAAACAGTTAAAGAGCAAAATGACGGAAGCAGAGTTAGCCGATGCCGAGAGCAAGCAGACACTGGAGAATATGAGGGCTGAATTAGAAAGCCTGAAGAAGGAAAAAACGATCTCCGGCTATAAAGCTGAGTATCTGGGCCTGGGCTATGATGATGAGAACGCACAGTTAAGTGCTGTAGCGCTGGCTGAAGGAAATACTGCTAAGGTGTTTGAAATACAGAAGGCTTTTATCGAGGATCAGAAAAAGAAAGCCAGTGCAGACGCTCTTAACAATCAGCCAGGTTTATCAACAGGCAAGGGATTAACAGGGCAGGATGCACAGAAGGCTCAGGAAGTCCAAATCAATAAATGGTTTGGCATTAAGTAAAGAAGGAGATTTATCATGGCAAACACAATTCAGTTAGTTACCAAATTCCTGCCTGTCATGGATGAAGTCTACAAGAGAGAAAGTGTTACTTCCATCCTTGATACCGCAAATGAAAATGTTCAGTTTATCGGTGCAAACGCAGTTAAAGTATTCAAGTTTGCTTCTAATGGCTTAGGCACTTACAGCAGAGCCAATGGTTTCGTATCTGGTGACCTGCAGGCTACCTGGGAAAACTTAACCCTTGGCCAGGATCGTGGCCGTTCATTCCAGCTGGATGTAATGGACAATGATGAAACACTCGGTATGGCATTAGGTGGATTAACCTCACAGTTCATCCGCACTCAGGTTGCCCCCGAAATTGATGCCTACAGATTTGCCAAGTATTCCGCTGCTTCAAACATCCTGGCTGCTACCCCAGCTAATCTGGCTAATGTCACTGACATCGTAGCCGCTATTGATGCTGCCGATACTGCCATGAGCGATGAAGAAGTTCCGCATGAAGGCAGAATCCTGTTTGTCAGCGAAGCTTGCTATGCTGCTCTGAAGGAAAAGGTTACTC